GGTTCAGTTGGACATTCTGAAACTCTCGATGGAGGTTTAGGAGATGGGTAAGAAAGACAAGATGATCGACCTGCTGCAGAAAGGGCAGGCTATCGTGGATCAAGCGGAGGCCGAAGAGCGTAATCTCACTGATGAAGAGTACGAAGACGTCAAGAAGAAGATGGCCGACGCGATGCAGATCCGCGACGAGATCACGACGGACGAACGGGACCAGGAAGTGAAGGCCAGGCTGGGCGAGCTGTTCGACGGCGTGCAGGAGCACGAGCCGCAGCCGCAGCCGCAGCCGGGGCAGCCGAAGGGGACGCTGGGAGAGCGGTTCCTGGGCGATCCGTCTTACCAGGCGTGGAAAAAGCAGGTGGCTCCGTCCGGGCAATTCACCAGCGGGCGTCTGGGGATGTCACCGGCGGTGATGGTCAAATCGTTCGGGATCTGGAACAATCAACTGGGACGGAAAGACTTGATCACTGGGCTTGACTCCACCAGCGCGGGCGCGTTCGTGGTGGCCGACCAGACGGGGATCTACGAGGCGATCGGGCGCTACCCGACCGTCCTCCGGGACCTGATCAGCGTGCGGCAGACGGGCAGCGACGTCGTGGAGTACGTGCGGCAGACGGCGCAAGTGACGCAGGCCGCCCCGACCGCCGAGGCGAATGTGAAAGAGGTCACCGGCGCGACCGGCGAGATCAGCGGCGAGAAGCCGCAGGGCGCGATGGCCTTCGAGCGTGTGGCCGAGACCGTGAAGACGATCGCGGTCTACGTGGGGGCAACGAAGCGGGCGCTGGCCGATGCGGCACAGATCCGGGGGATCATTGACCAGGAGCTGCGCGAAGACCTGGTCGACTGCCTGGAGGATCAACTTTTCAACGGGAACGGCGTGGGCGAGAACTTCACCGGACTGGCCAACCAGTCCGGCACGCTGCTCCAGGCGTTCAACACGGACATACTCACGACGACCAGGCAGGCGCTGACGACCATCCTGACCACGGGCCGCCAGATCCCCACCGCGTGGGCATTCAGCCCGACCGACTGGGAGACCGTGGAGCTGTTGCAGGACAACGACGGACGCTACTACTGGGGCGGGCCGCTGGCACAGGGACCGCCTCGGATGTGGGGCGTGCCGGTCGTGCAGAGCTTCCACCAGACGGCGGGATCGGCCTGGCTGGCCAACTGGCGCAAGGCGGTCCTGTGGGACCGCGAGCAGGCGACAATCACAGCGACGGACAGCCACGACGACTGGTTCATCCGCAACATGGTAGCGATCCTGGCGGAGATGCGGGCGGCCTTCGGGTTGATCCGGCCCAGCGCGTTCGTGAACGTTGAACTGTCATAAGAGGAGGCCTCCGAGAGCGACCGCCCCCGGGACGGGGGCTGGGAGCTTGTGGACGGGGCTGGAGCAAGGAGGATAGAATGGCGCTGCGTGTCAATGTCGTGTGCCGGAATCTGAATGACGATCGTGTGCTCCCGCGCTTCTCGCGGTACCTGCGGGATCACCTCGGCTGGACGTTGACCGCAGCGCCCGATTCCAGGGCAGACGTGGTGTACCTGAGCGGCTATTTCGAGGCTCAGTTGTGCAAGCCCTGGCCATCCGTGCCCGTCGCGTCGCTGTTCACCCACCGGGAGGAGGAGCCGCCGGGGAACGCGAAGGCCAGGCTGTTCGATGCGACGGCCAAGCGCGTGGACCTGCGGCTGGCGATGTGCCGGTTGTACGCCAAGCCGCTGAGCCGCTACGGGCCCACGATTCAGCCGCCGCTGCCGGTCGAGCGGGATAGATTTATCATTCCCCGGGGATTCCCATCGAAGGGAAAACCGGTCGTTGGTTTCAGCGGATACACCTACCGCAACCACCGCAAGGGCGAGGACCTGGTCAAGGCTGTGCTGGCCAGCAAGATCGGGAAACGGGTGGAGTGGCGGGCCTCTGGGCGCGGGTGGCCCGTGAAAACGGTGCGCTACGACTGGGCCGATATGCCGGCGTTCTATCAGTCTTTGGACGTGCTGGTGTGCCCCTCGCGGGTCGAGGGAGGGCCCATGCCGGTCTTAGAAGCGCTCTCCTGCGGTGTCCGGGTGGTGATTCCGCGAAATGTAGGCATTCTCGACGAACTCCCGGACACAGAAGGCCTCCACAGGTACGAACGGGGCGATGCCAAGGGTCTGGTGCGCGCGCTGGAGGCGGCGCTGTCTGGATCGTTCGACCGGGAGGAGCTGCGGGCGATCACGGCGGCGTACACGGTAGAGGCGTGGTGCGCAGCGCATGCGGCGATGGTGCCGCTGCTATTCGGCGATGGCAAGGTGGACGCGGGAATTACGGAGGAGGAGCCAGTGAGGCGAACACGCAGGCAGCCGGTCATCCAGGCGGTCGATCCGGTAGAGAAAGGCACAGGGAGCACGCGGGGCATCTACGTGGTGGCGTTCGGCGGTCCGGCCCGCAGGAGCGCCACGACGCTCCTGACCAGCATCAAGCAGCACATGCCGGACGTTCCGATCTGCCTGTGCGGGGCCAAGAAAATCGGGCTGGAGGACGTGTTCGTGAAACAGCCGGATAGCGACGTGGGGGGGCGCAGGGCCAAGCTGAGGGCGTACGAGTTGGCGCCAGCGGAGTGGACATCCGTCCTCTACCTGGATGCGGACACGGAGGTCAAGGCGCCGATCTACCAGTATTTCGAGTGGATCGAGGCCGGCTGGGAATTCGTGATCTGTAAAGATCCGCACCTGATGGACACGATGCACGCGTTTGAGCGGCGCAACAACAAGGTTGAGCTGGCGCAGATCAAGGAGGAGATCTCCACCCTCCACGCCCTGCAGATCAATGGAGGCGTGTGGGCGTTCCAGCACGATAACGCGCGCGTAGCGGCGTTTTTCCAGCGATGGCGGGAAAACTGGGAGGAACATGCCCAACGTGACCAGGGAGCGCTCCTGAGGGCGCTTTATGCCGATCCGTTGAAGGTTTTGTGGCTGGGCAACGAGTGGAACACGTTCGAGAAATACTGCCGGGGCCTGACGACGGCGGGACTGATGCACTATCCAGGCCGGGCGCGGCGCTGGAAGGGGATGATTCCAGGGCGGATCGACAGCGCGGAGGCGTGGGCGATGGTGCGTAAATTTGAGGGCAGGAAATGAAACGGCCGTACGTCGTTGATCTGATGGGCAGTACCATTTGGCTAGGCGACGTCGTTGCCGTCTATGATTATCTGGACGGCGATGGCTATAACAATGTACACCTCTTGCATCGAGGGACTGCGGGACCGATCAAGGAGGTGGTCGTTTGCGGGTTGGAGATCAATCGCGGAATCCCCGGGCAGTTGGATTGGATTGTTGATGGGTACGGCGAGAGGCATCCCGCAGCGCAATGCCTGCTTATCCTGGGAAAGCATTGTAACGTACCAATGTTCGGCTGGAGGGGGGAAATCATATGACCACCTTCACCTGGAACGGCCTGACGCTGGAGTACTTCGACCATCCCTACAACCATACGGCGCTGAATATGCGGTGTGTGGAGATTCCAATCGCCCGTTGGTTCCTGGAGCAGGCAGCGGAGGACGCGCGGGTCCTGGAGGTGGGGAACGTCCTCAGCCACTATCAAGCCGTGACCTGGCCGGTGGTGGATTTGTACGAGGCCGGGGCGATCAATGCGGACGTGATGGAGTGGGAGCCGGAGGAGCCGGTCGACCTGCTGATCAGCATATCGACGATCGAGCACGTCGGATTTGGCAGATACGCCAGGACGACGCCCCCAGTCCCTGCCTCTCAGATATTGGCGCGGCTAAGGTCGTTTTTATCACCTGGTGGCCGTGCGTTGATCACCGCGCCCACGGCGTACAATCCGGCAATCGATGAGGAGCTGCGGGCGGGGACGCTGGGCGCGGATGAGATGTGGTTCATGCGGGCGGAGTTCAATTGGACGCGAAACGAGTGGGTCGAATGCACGCTGGAAGAGGCGCTGGCGATGCCGGCCAGGGCGTGCGCAGGGCGCTGGAGCGGGGGGCTGGTGGTGTTGCAACTAAAACGTGAAACGTGATGGGTACAATACCGATAGAGAATGACGAAACCAAACATATCGCGCGGCCGGCGGTGATCGTGGCCTCGATCCGCAGCGGCGGGACGTTCCTGGCGCATTGTCTGAGCAATCATCCGCAGATTTTCTGCGATCGAGGAGAGAGCCTGCACCACACGAGCCTGTGGCATTCCCACCTGACGACGAACAGAGCCAAGGTGTTGTTCTGCCTGACGCACATGCACGGATACCAGGTGAGCATGGTCAAGCTGCTCTATCAGCAAGCGTTCCTGGTCGAGGTGTGGGACTATATCAGGGAGCTCCCTATTATTTGGCTGCGGCGGGAAAACACGATCCGCCAAGCGGTAAGCGTGATCCTGAACAAGATGGCGCGCCGGGGCAGAATCGAGCATCCGCAGCACACATTCGGCAAGGTGGATCCGGTCCGTGTGGAGCTGGAGCCCCAGCGGGTGTTGAACGCGGCGCGCAATCTGCTCGTGCACGATCGAAGGGCGAAAGAGCTCCTCGATTTGCTGAACACGTTGGAGCTGATCTATGAGGAGATCGTGGGGCCCGGGTCTACGTTGGCGGATGGAGTTGCGCGGCGCATTTGCGAGTTCCTGGGCGTACGCTCACCCCGATGTCCCCTGAGCTGCGATCTAACGCGAATTAACCCGCGGCCGCTGGAGGAGATGATACGGAATTGGGACGAGGTGCGGGCGGCGATCGAGGCGAGCGAGTTCGCGGCGTGCCTGGCAATGCAGAATGGAGAATAGAGAATGGACGACGAAAACAGGCTAGATTTCCTCAACCTGGGAGCTGGAAACAAGATCATTCAGGGCGCGGTCAATCACGACCTTCACAAACATCGGCCGGAGATCGACGTCGCGCACGATCTCGATTTTTTGCCCTGGCCATGGGCCGACGATTCTTTCGATCGGATCGCGGCGCTGGCGGTTTTCGAGCATCTGGACATCGACCTGGTGCTGGCGCTGAACCAGTGCCACCGCATACTGAGGCCCGGCGGCGAATTGGTGCTCAAGTTGCCGTTGTGGGACTCGGAGCGGGCGCATGACGATCCGACCCACCGGTGGTATTACACGCTGCGGTCACTGGACCAGTTTTGCCCGGAGACGAAGCGGGGTCGGCAGTACGGGTTCTACACTCCGCACAAGTGGGCATTCGTGAAGCGGCCCCGCGCCAACAAGGCCCGGACGTCTTTTTATGCCACATTACGGGCGCTTAACGGCGAACAAGAGGAGACTACGGGATGAGCGGATTGAACGGCTGTGGGATCCTGACGATGGGCAGGAACGTGAAGATCTCATCGAGGGCGCGGCGGCTGGGATTGCAGCTCCGGCAGGGGCGGAAATGGAAGCCGGGTTGGGAGCGGACGCTGTTCGTGAGCGGGGAGTATGAAGTCCCGTGGGACCTGCTACCGTCTGGATTTCATTTCCTCCAACGCTGGGACGCAGCGGCGCCACTGTGGCGCTACGGCGTGCTGGCCGAGGACGTGGGCACGCCGGGGGAACGGACACGGACGAAGAAAATGACACTCGATCTACGGATCCTGTTGTATGAGCCGGGATTGCTGTTCATCCGCAACAGCGAGGCCGGCCTGGCGCTGCTGGAGACGTGGCGGGCCGAGTGCCGCCGGGGCAGCGACGAACGGCTGGCATTTCTGCGGGCATTGCACATCGTCAAGCCGCGCTTCTGTGCGTTGCCACGCTCATGGCTGGCCGAGGAGGCACAGCGGGCGCAGCAGGATGCCAGGACGGACAAGAACGTGCGCGACACGCTCAAGCCGCTGGTGCGGGTGAAGATCGCGCCAGGGCGCTTCGTGAAGTGCCATAAGGGGGACGAGGAGAATGTGAAAGCGAGATTCGAGCGCCTGCAGCGGGGCAGAAAGCGGGAAGAGCCGGCGAAGAACAAGAAACGCAAGCCGGTTCAGGACAAGAAGAAGAAGCCAACGAAGGATAAGAGCGGTGGCTGATTTCTGCACCGTGGAGGACGTGGAGAACCTGCTCCAGATCGAGATCATCGATGCCGACAAGATCGCGTCGGTAGAGCGGGCGATCGGCGAGGCGACGCAGGCGATCCGCAACTACTGCCACCAGTACATCGAGCTGGTCACCGACGACGAGATCACGCTGGATTGTGCGGGCGGGTCGCGGTTGTTCCTGCCGGAGCTGCCAGTGATCAGCGTCTCCGAGGTCATCGAGGACGACGAGATCCTGACGGTCGACGACGATTACAAGCTGGGCCAGTATGGCATCCTTCACCGGGTGGACTGCGATTGGGAGGCGGGGATCCAGATCGTCACCATCACGTACACGCACGGGTATGCCGTGATCCCGGACGACGTCGTGGCGGTGGCCACCCGCGCGGCGGCCAGGGTGTACCAGGTCGGCCTGCGCAACGCCGACACGGATGGCGTGCCGGGTATCTCGGCCAAGAGCCTGGGGGATTACTCCGTGTCCTACGCCAGCGAATCCAGCGGGGGCGTGGGCGAGGGGCTGATGGGGGTCAGTGGGGCGCGGATGTTGTTGCTGAGTGAGAAGGACATTTTGGACCGGTATAGATATGTCAAGCAGTGATGCGTGAAACGTGAAACGTGAGGGGTGAGTTGTGACCGTGTTTGAGAGCTTGCTGAATAACACGTTCATCGTCGAACGGAGGAGCAGGACGGACGACGGTCAGGGCGGGTGGACGATCGAGTATAGCGTTTCCGGAACGGTGGAGGGGCGAATCCGGCCGGCGACGTCGAATGAGCGACTAGTGGCGGATGCGGAGCAACAGCAGATCACGCACGTGTTATACGTGGTTGCGGGCGCGGACGTCGCACGCGGGGGCCGGGTGACGTGCGGCGATTTGGTCGTGGAAGTGTTGGGGGTGCGGGAGCCCAGCGAGGCGGGACATCATTATGAGGTGGATTGCCTGGAGCGGCAAAGGGAGGAGGTCAGCTAGGGGGCTGGGAGCTATAACGCGATGCGACCCGGAAGGATTCACCGGGAGACCCCCACAGTCACCATCCTTCAGCGGGTAGGATGCCAAATGCCCGGAATATCCCTCTCGCGCACGAATCGCACCGCCAGCGCCATATAAAATATAGCACAATTGTACTAATATGTCAACGATTACGGAGTGGACGCAGCAGGAGGTCATCGAGGCGATCAAGGCTGACCTGGTGGCCAATATGGAGATCGCGGCGGGCGTGGTAGAGACGGACGCCCGCAAGCGGTTGCTCCGCATCCAGGAGCCGGATTTCGGGCGGGCCTACCGGCGCGTGCTCGCGCTGTATCGGCTGATCAGCCGGATCGTGGTCGGCAAGGACGTCGTCGAGGGCCAGATTGGGATCCCCGGGGGGGAAAAGGGCAGCGATTACGGATTCTGGATCGAGATCGGGAGTCACACCTACGCAGCGCAGCCATGGTTGAGGCCGGCGCTGGTGGCGCATCTCAAGGACGTCATACGTCTATTGGCTGGAGTGTAAGGCGCCGTCGGAATGGTCTTTGAGGAGTGATTATGCCAAACGAGTTGGATGAAAATCGCGCGAAGGTCGACCTGGCGCTCAAGCTGCTTGACTCGGAGACGGCGGATGCGATCATCGGATCGCCGCAGCCGGATGAGTATGGCACGCTGGTCCGGGGCGTAGAGGGCGCCTATCTGATGATGTGGATAATGGCCAAGGCAAATGGTCTGAAGACGACCAAAGCCACGCTGAAGATGGGCGCACAGATGGTGACCATCCTGCTGACCATCATCCACTACGCCTATGCACTCGGCCTGCGGCGGGGTAGGGGGGGATCCCCCTCTCCCCGGGGAGAGGGAGGAGGATAGGTGGGCGCGATCACGGCGGCGATTCACGACGTGCTGGCAGGTGACGCGACGCTGGCGGCGATGCTGACCACGTACGGCGGCGAGCCGGCGATATTCACGACCGACCCGGCGCCGGGGGATGCGACGTTGCCCTACATCGTGAGCGCCGGCGAGGTGGCACAGACGCCCTTCGACACGAAGACGACGCGGGGGCGTATGGTGATTCGCGACGTGCGGTGCTACACGGACGCCACGGGGAGCGCGGCGGCGGTGGAGGCGATCGCTGAGCGGGTGCGGGTGCTGCTACACCGGCAGACGATCGCGATCTCGGATTTCGAGTGTGTGGTGGCGGACTGCTCAGGGCCCATGGCGGCGGATGGGCAGGACGCATATGGCAGGATCGTCACCCTGACGATGACGATCGAGGAGGTTTAGAAAAATGGCTATGAACGGAAGTGACGTGCTGTTGTTGGTCAACACGGGCACGGCGGCGGTGCCAACGTACGAGGCCGTAGGGTCCCAGCGCGACGTGACGTTCGACGAGGCGTCGGAAGAGATCGACGTCTCATCGAAAGACAGCCGGGCGAAGCGTGTGTTGCCTGGCAGGTACTCCGCGACCCTGTCGCTGAATGCGCTGTACGTCTGGACCGACGACGGATACCGCTCGCTCCGCGACGCGATGCGCGACGGGGACCTGATCCTGGTCGCGCGCGAGGACGACGGCACGACCATCGAGACGGCGGACGCGCTGATCACGAGCTTGAGCGAGAGCTTCCCCGACCAGGGTGAGGGAACCATCAGTATCTCGATGACCATCGACGGCTTCTGGACGGAGCTGGAGAGCTGATGGGGGCGCGGGGCGAGGCGACGATCGAGGCCGACGGGCGCGAGGTGCGCGTGTTGTTCACCAATCGCGCGCTGGCCGAGATCGAGATGAAGCTCAAACAGTCGATCATCGCCGTGGCGCAGGGCCTGGCGGATGGCTCCTCCGGCATCACGGAGGCGGTTCACCTCCTCCGGACAGGGATGGAGGCTGCCCGGCGGGACGTACACGATGGAGGCACCGTCAGCCTGGCGGATGCGTTCCAGGTGCTCGATGACGCCGGATACACCAAGGTGGTCCTGGCCGTGAGCGAGGCGATCGCGGCTGTGCTTTCCTACGGCACCCCCGACGGAGGAGCCGAGCCAAAAAACCCGTAGACCGGCAGGAGCGGTTCGACTGGCACGCGCTCCTGCTGGAGGCGCTCAAGTGCGGCGTCGGGGTGGCCGAGTTCTGGTCGCTGACGCCGCGCGAGACGTACGTGGTGATTCAGGCAGCCCAATGGCGGATGGAACGGGAGCACAGGCGGGATATGTGGCTGGCATGGCACGTGGCGGCGCTGTCGCGGGCCAAGCGACTGCCGGCATTGAAGGGGCTGCTGGGCGCCGGTAAGGCGCGGGCGCTCACGGGTAAGGAGCTGAAGCGCAGGCGGGCCGAACACCAGGAGATCATGAAGAAGATCGACGTGAGCAAGATAACCGAGGCGAAGCGGCGTGGGCGTTGACACGACCCTGGGTCGCGCAAACGTAGCCGTTCGTGCGACGTTGGAGCAGCTCGACGGCGACCTGAGCGACGCGCGGGGCAAGGTAGATAGCGCGATCAGCCGGATTGTGGGTGGCGCCGGGAAGAGCTTCCAGGCGCTGGGCAGTGCCGCGCTGGGCGGCATCGGCGTGGCCACCGGGGCGGTGACGGGCCTCGGGGCGGCGCTGGGCAAGATCACCATGGACGCCGCGCCGGTCGAAGGCGTGAGCAAGGCGTTCAGTGGCCTGGCCGAGAGCGCCGGGCGCGGGACGGATGATATGCTCGCGGCGCTGAAGCGGGGCAGCGCAGGGATGGTCGCCAACCGCGATCTGATGATGACCTTCAACGAGGCTGCGCAACTCGTGTCGACTGATTTCGCGGTGCAGCTCCCTGATGCGATGCAATACCTGGGCAAGGTTTCGGCGGCGACCGGCTCAGATATGGGCTTCATGCTCGACAGCCTGGTGAAGGGCGTTGGGCGGCTGAGCCCAATGATCCTGGACAATCTGGGCATCCAGGTCGCCCAGTCGGAGGCGACGGAGCGGGCGGCGGAGATGTTCGGCGTCGAGGCCAGCGAGCTGGACAAAGCGCAGGTCCAGGCCGGCATGATGAACGTCGTGCTGGAGAAACTCGCGGCGAACACGGCCAGCATGCCGGACGTGACGGAAAGCGCGGCGGCGAAGATGGCGCGATTCAAGGCGACGGTGCAGGACACGAAGGACCAGGTTGGGCTGGCACTACTTCCGGTGCTCAACAACCTGATGGGCACCTTCGGGCACATCGCGGAATCGGTGCTCCCGCTCCTGACCGGGTTCATTGAGAGCACGCTGGCGCCGGCGCTGGAGACGGCGACGCTGTTCATCGACGAATTCGTCGCCGGCATCCTGGCGGGCAACGATCCTCTGACGGCCTTACAAGCCACGCTGAAGGAGTTCGGCTTGGCGGAGGTGGCCGAGCTGATCGGCACGGTAACCGCGAAGGTGCAGGAGCTGTGGACGGTCGTCCAGCCGTGGTTGGAGCAGGCGGCGGAATGGGTCGCCCGCAATGTGGAGCTCCAGGACGTGCTGATCGTGCTGGGGGCGGCGATCGCGTCGGTGGTGCTGCCCGCGCTGTGGAGCCTCGTGGCGGCGGCGGCGCCCGTGATCGCCGTCTTCGTGGCGGGGGTGGCCATTGTGGCCGCCCTGCGCCAGGCGTGGGAGACGGACTGGATGGGGATCCGCACGGCGCTGACGGACGCGTGGGAGAATTCCATCCGTCCGGCGCTGGAGACTTTGTGGGCGTGGCTCCAGGTGAACGTGCCGGCGGCGATCGAGACGCTGCGCACCTTCTGGGAGACCACGCTGTTGCCGGCGATCCAAACGGTGATGGCGTTCATCACCGGGACGGCGATCCCCACCTTCAATCGGATCGCTGATGTGGCGACGACCGTGGTCGGTGCGGCGGTCACAGCGCTGGCCACGCTGTGGAAGAATACGCTGAAGCCGGCACTCGAGACGGTATGGGCATTCATCCAGAACAATATCATGCCGCTGTTCGAGGCGCTGGCCAACCTGACGTCGGCTGTGGTCGGCGCGCAGGTCAGCGCGCTGGCGGGGATATTCCAAAATGTGCTCATGCCGGCGATGAGCGCAGTATGGGCATTCATCCGGGAGAAAATCATCCCGATTTTCACCGATGCGTCCGATGCTGCGCGGGACACGCTCGGCCCGGCGCTGGATTGGCTCTCCGGTCTGCTAGGGCCGCTGGAGGATGCGTTCAAGGGAATTAAGAGCGCGATTAAGAGCGTCGTTGATTGGATCAACAGATTGGCTGATAGGATCAGGAACCTCGACGTGCCGGATTGGATGCGGCCCGGAAGCCCAACCCCGCTGGAGCTGGGGCTGCGGGGCATCGCCGGTGCGATGTCGCAGTTGGCGCGGGTGCAGATCCCGCAGTTCTCGGCAGAGCTCCAACAGACATACGACGTCGAGGGCGGGACCGCGGGAGGGGGAGGGAATCAACAGATCGTGATCTACGGGCTGACCTTACAGGGGGTCCAGGACGTGGGGGGCTTGCTGGGCGAGTTACAGGCGCTGGCGGCGTGAAATGATCACCGACATTATCAGCTACGACGGAAACACATTCTCCCCCGACTACGAGGTGGGATTCGTGACCGCCTCGGAGCCGCGTCTGCCGCAGGCGACGGCGGAAACGCTGGAGCGGATCGGGGCGTGGCCGGTGATCGTGGCGTTGCAGCGCAAGCCGCAGCGGCTGGCGCTCCTGATCCGCATCGTGGGCAGCGACACGGACACGCTGCGCTCGCAACTATTCCGCTGGATGGATCCGGAGGACGAAACGCCTAAGGAGCTGGTCGCCGAGAACCACGACGGCGTGCAGATGTACGTCGAGGCGCTGTGCGAGGAGTTGCGCATCTACGGCGACCAGCGGCACGACACGGTCTTCGTGGCCACGTTGGTGGTCGACGGCGACGTGCGCTGGCGAGCATCGACGGAGACCTCCGACACGTGGAACATCACGGCCAGCGGACAGACGAACACGATCAACAACACCGGTGAGGATGAGGCGTACCCGGTGCTGGAGATCAAGCCGACGAACACCAAGACCGGCGGGTATGCATACAAACGCTACGCGCTGGTGACCTGGAATGCGATCAATCCGGGGAGCAACTATCCGGTCCGGCTGGGGCCGCTGGACACGGCGACGCTCGTCAGTGGTGGCAAGATGCAGGCGGACGGGGACGACCTGCGTGTGTTTGTCGATGGGGCCGAGATATCGCGCTATCTCGTCGACATCAACGACGCCAACACGTACATCTGGTTTAGCGCTGGCTATCAACAGACCCCGGACCTGGAGCTGGCGGCGTCGATCGCCGCGGCGGGGTCGATTGACACGATTCAGCTCGACGACGAGGATGAAATGCGTAAGCTCCCGGCGCGGGGATTCGTGCGCGTGGGGAGCGAAGTGTTCAGCTACACCAATCGCGATCTGGTCAATCTGCGCTTGACCGGGATCACGCGCGCGGTGTGGGGCACGTCGGCGGGCGCACACACAGCCGGCGACGCCTGCTACTGGATGCAGCACGAGGTGATCATCGCCTATGGCAACGCCTCGGCGGCGAACCCCCCGGCGGCGACCGAATCACAGCCGGTTTTTACGCTGGCCAGCAGCTCGAATACGAGCTGGTATTTTGAGAGCTTCGGACAGGAGCGTCCGTTGTCGGCCTGGGGGCTGCCGAACCCGAGCCGTCCAGGGACGTGGGCGCAATGGGGAAGCGTCACGCTGTGGGGCAACGGTGGGGTGTACACGGCAACGGAGCGGACCTTGGCCAGTCCATACGCAGTGGCCGGGGCGTGGCTATCGGCAGAGCACGGCAGCGCGTACGGATGGACGCTGTACAATCCCTGCGGCATCGTCAACGCGGCCTGGGCAGATGGGAAGAAGCGTGCCGCCGTCGTCACTGATTTCCAAGTTCGGCTGATGTACTGGGTGCGCAAAGACGCGTCGTGGACGTATCAGGCGACGCTAACGGATCCCTCCTCTCCCAACGTGTGGGAGGCCTGGTCGGAGTCGGCGGCGGGCTCGAACTGGGACGCCGCCGACACGCTCGCGATCGCGGCATACTTCTACGAACAAGACGTGGAAGTGGGCACGGTCACGGTGACGCTGAACTCCTCCGAGACACCCGACACGTCGATCGGCAGCGAAATCGGCAACTACACGCTGGACGTGACGATCACCAACACGACGACGGATGAGGCGATCACGGTCGAATTCGACATGCCGCTAAACGAAACGCTGGAGATCGACACGTACGAGCATACCGTAGTCTACAAGGCCGACGAATCGAATCAATTCCAGGCGCTCAGCCTGGACTCCGTCCGTCGGGCCTGGCTGAAGCTGCTGCCGGGCAACAACACGCTGCGCTACGACGACACGGGCACGGCGGGCGTGACGGTTACGACGACGTTCCGCAGGCGGTATTACTGATGCGCATCTTGCTGGGCGACCAGACGGGGCGCGTGCAGGCTGAGGTGGACAAAGGCAGCATCTCCAACGTCGTGTGGCGGCTTAACCAATCGGGCACGGCGACATTGCGCGTGAAGCGCGATAGCAGCGCGTTCCGCCGGGATCTGCTGGAGCCTGGAGCCCGGATCTACGTCGAACACGAAAATGGCCTGCCGGCGTGGGGTGGGGTTCTAGACCTGCCCCGCGGCTGGATGCCGGGATACCTGGAGACGCGAGCGTACACGATCGAGCGATTGCTCAAATTTCGAATTACGGCCAAGACGCGATCGTTCTATGGAGACGTGGTAGGCTCGATCTGGACGCAGATCCTGCGAGAGGCAGAGCAGCGGGCGGCGCTGGGACTTCGGATCGGGCAGATATGGCTGGGCGGGGCGGCGCATTATCCGCGCTACCATCTGCGAGACGCGGCCTGGGTGACGGATCAATCGGTGCGGAAGATGGAGACGTGCGACTACCGGATCGTGCCGTATCTGGCCAACAACCAGATTCTGTTTCGGTGCGAGCTGCACGAGCAACTCGGCGACGACCGGCGCGACCAGGTGGCGTTGATCGAGGGTGCGAACGTCAGCGAGGCCAAGCTGACAGAGCAAGGCGACATCGTGAATCGGGTCGCGGTGGTGGGCAGCGGGGCGACGTGGGGCGAGCGGCCGGTCGTGTGGGGAATCGAGGAGTTTAGCCGCCGGCGGTATGGACTGCGGGAGGCGGCGTTGACGCCCCAGGACGTTAGTCAGACGGCGACGTTGAACCGGTATGCGGACAACGAGATTCGGGAGCGGGCATACCCGCACAAAATAGCGACTCTACAGGTCGCGGACCGGAATCCCTCTTACTTCCGGGACTACGACGTGGGGGATACCGTGCAGGTAATCCTTCCGTCGTTCGATTTCGACGGGTACGACGCGCCGATGCGCATCACGGCGCGCGGGTATGACCCGGTTTCTGGTGTGTGCGAGCTGGTGTGCGACGAGCGATTCGAGTATGACCCGGTATTTTTGGGCGAGGATGATACCCAACCAGGGGGAGATGACTAATGCTGGATCGAGATAGCATCTACAACAACGTGCTCGACCGGATCGAACGATTGGAACAGCGGGTCGAGGACATGCGAGACGTGTCGCGACCGAGCGAGACGATCATCGTCGAGCAACCTGATTGGCAAGCGATCGCCGGGTGGGTGAGCACCGGCGCGGTGCTGCGGGACGTGACGGGGAAGATCATCCTGGATCCGTCGATCCCACGGATTCAGATCGGGGCAGACGGGTACATCGAGAGCGCCGATTTTGTCGCGGGCAACACGGGTTTCCAGATCAACGGCGGGACGGCGGAATTCAACGACATCGTGATCCGGGGCACGATCTACGCCACCGCCGGCGAGATCGCCGGCTGGACGATCGGCGCAGATAACCTGGCCAAGAACGATGCTGTACTGCACAGCGGTGGGTATTTGAGCCTGGGGACCGGCAACGATCTAGTGCGGCTGGACGCAGCGGACGCCGACTACCGGCTGTGGATCGGCCACGCCACCAAGGGATCTGCTCCCTTCCGCGTTGGCAAGGACGGCGAGATGTGGGCCACAGACGCGCACATCAGCGGGGAGATCAGCGCCACGACGGGAACCATCGGCGGGTGGACCATCACGGCATCGCAGATCAAGAGCGACGGCGACTTGATCATCCTGGACAAGGCGGGGACCATCGTAATAGGTGGTGCAGGCGGGTATCTGTCCTCAAATCCGTTCAGCTCCGGGATCCAGGGCTGGCGGATCACGCAGACGGAGGCGGAGTTCGGGAACATCGTGGCGCGCGGGGAGATCCGCACGGCGGTGTTCAAGTTCGACGAGGTGCACGCCCAGGCCGGCCAGCTCCTGGTGACGCCGAACGCAGCGAAGCTGGAGGAAGATCTCACGATCGCGGCGACGGGCGATTCGTTCGACGTCGGGGAGAGCGGGCGTTTCGCTGCCAACGACATCGTGCGGCTCAAGGACGGCACGAATGACGTGTGGCTGTCGGTAACGGCAGACAACGGGGACGGGACGTACGACTACGACCGGGAGAGCGGCGCGGCGGTCAGCACGGTGTTCCGGGCCGGGACGGCGGTCGTGGGGTATGGCGCCAGCGGCGAGGGCGGGGTGTTGCTGGACGCGGTGACGGCCAACGGACCGTTCCTCGACGTGTTCACGCATGCGGGCAGTCCCTGGACGACGCTCACGACCAAGGTTCGTCTCGGCAACCTGGCGGGGATCGTCGATGCCGATCTATCCCCTTCCGGCTACGGCCTCTACTGCGACAACGTGTTCCTCAAAGGC